AAACGCCAGAAGAACTAGAAATAATGTTACAAACTAGTTATAAGGAGGCTATTGAAATAGCAGAAGAAGAAGCTATTAATAATGTACTTGATTTTAATAAATACGAATCGATTAAAAGAAGAATAAATTACGATTTAACTGTTATTGGTATTGGTGCAGCAAAAACTAACTTTAATAAAAGCAACGGGATTACTACAGAATATATAGATCCTGCTTATTTGGTTTATTCATATACAGAAGATCCTAATTTTGAAGATATTTATTATGTCGGCGAGATTAAGTCTATTACTATACCTGAATTAAAAAAACAATTTCCACATATTTCTGAAGAAGAATTAAAGAATATTCAAAATATGCCAGGTAATAAACAATATATTACTGGCTGGGGAAATTATGATGAAAATACGGTGCAAGTGCTTTATTTTGAATATAAAACTTATAACAACCAAGTATTTAAAATTAAACAGACTGAAAGTGGTCTTGAAAAAGTTATACAAAAAGATGATAGTTTTAATCCTCCTGAAAATGATAACTTTAAAAAAGTATCTAGAACAATTGAAGTGTTATATACTGGGGCAAAGGTTTTAGGTAACAACACAATGCTTGACTGGAGATTAGCGGAGCATATGTCAAGGCCTTATGCAGATACTACAAAAGTAAAAATGAATTATACAATTGCTGCTCCAAGAATGTATAAAGGTAAAATTGAATCTATAGTTAGCAGAATAACAAGCTTTGCTGATATGATTCAACTAACGCATTTAAAACTGCAACAAGTTATGTCTAGAATAGTTCCTGATGGAATATTTTTAGATATGGACGGTTTAGCAGAAGTGGATTTAGGCAATGGAACGAATTATAATCCTGCGGAAGCTTTAAATATGTACTTTCAAACAGGTAGCATTGTTGGTAGATCTTTAACCCAAGATGGTGATCTGAACAGAGGTAAAATTCCTGTACAAGAGTTAGCAACCTCATCTGGACAAGGTAAAATAGCTTCTTTAATAAATACTTACCAGTATTATTTACAGATGATTAGGGATGTTACAGGGCTTAATGAAGCTGTAGACGGAAGTAATCCAGATAAAAATGCTTTAGTTGGTCTGCAAAAAATGGCTGCTAATGCATCTAATGTTGCTACAAGACATATATTACAAGGTGGAATGTATATATATTTAAGAGTATGTGAGAATATTTCTTTAAGAATCGCAGATGCTTTAAGCTTTCCACTTACAGCTAACGCTTTAAAAAATAGTATTTCAACATTTAATGTTAAAACATTACAAGAAATATCAAACCTTAATCTTCATGACTTTGGTATATATTTAGAATTAGAACCAGAGGAAGAAGAGAAAGCACAGCTTGAGCAAAATATACAAGTTGCTTTACAATCAGGAGGTATTGATCTTGAAGATGCAATTGATATTAGACAAATTAAAAACTTAAAGCTTGCTAATCAGTTGCTTAAGTTTAAAAGAAAGAAAAAACAAGAAAGAGCAGAGGCTCAACAGATTGCTAATATACAAGCTCAAGCACAAGCAAACGCTCAAGCGTCCGAAGCTGCAGCACTCGCTGAAGTACAAAAGCAACAAGCATTAACTCAAGAAAAAGTTAGTATTGAACAAGCTAAATCTCAATTTGAAATTCAAAGGTTACAAACTGAAGCTCAAATAAAGAGAGAGTTAATGGCTGAAGAGTTTAATTATCAAATGCAGTTAGCTCAGATTAGAGCACGCGCTGATATGCAAAAAGAAAAAGAACTTGAAGATAGAAAAGATAAAAGAATTAAAATACAAGGAACTCAACAATCTGAATTAATAGATCAGAGACAAAATGATTTATTACCTAAAAACTTCGAATCTGCGGGAAATGACAGTCTTAGTGGATTTGGTCTAGAACAATTTATGCCTAGGTAACATTTATTAACCAATTTTATATTATTATATTATGTCAGAACAAGTAAAACAAGAAGGGGATTTTAAATTAAAAACAAAAAAACCTTCTGTAAAAAAATTAGCTAAGCCTAATGATATTATTAAAGTAGATTTAACACCTAAAAAAGAAGAGGATGCCATTCAAGAGCAAAGCACAGATGCAAGCGTGTTACGCACAGAACAACCCGAAGTGGGATTGTCAGAAGTGGTCGAAAGAAACGAAGAACAAGAAGTCGTTGCCCAAGAGGCTGTTGAAGAAAACCTAACAGTAATACAGGAAATAACAGAAGAAGAGGTCAAAGCAGAGGCTATACAGCTAGTAGAAGAAGCTAATGCCGCGATTGAAAACAAAGAAACTACAGGTAAGCAGTTACCAGAAAACATAGAGAAACTTGTTTCATTTATGGAGGAAACTGGCGGAAGTGTAGAAGATTATGTTCGTCTTAATGCTGATTATTCAAATGTAGACAACACTACTTTATTAAAAGAATATTATAAAAACACCCGTCCGCATTTAGATGCTGAAGAAGTTTCTTTTTTAATAGAAGACGCTTTTAGCTGGGATGAAGATATTGATGATGAGCGAGACATCAAAAAGAAAAAACTCGCTTTTAAAGAGGAAGTTGCAAAAGCTAAAACGCATTTGGATGGTCTTAAAAGTAAATATTACGAGGAAATCAAGTTGAGACCTGGTATTACACAAGAGCAAAAAAATGCAATGGACTTTTTCAATCGATACAACAAGGAGCAGAATGTAGCTAAACAACAACACGAAAGTTTTAAAAACAATACTAAAGAGCTTTTCAATAATGATTTCAAAGGTTTTGATTTCGCAATTGGAGAAAAGAAATTTAGATATAGTTTACAAAACGCTAGTCAAGTCGCTGAAAACCAATCAAATATCAATAATCTAATCAAGAAGTTCTTGAATGACAAAGGAGATGTTGTTGATACAAAAGGTTATCACAAGGCTATGTATGCCGCTGAAAACGTAGATAAAATTGCAAATCATTTTTATGAGCAAGGAAAAGCAGATGCTGTTAAGGAAGTAATTAGTAGTTCCAAAAACATTGATGCAACGCCTAGACAATCACCTAGTGATATTTATATAAATGGTTTAAAAGTTAGAGCTATTAGTGGTGCTGATTCTTCAAAACTAAAAGTACAAACAAAAAAATTTAACAATTAAAATTTACAATTATGGCAGTAGTACCTGTAGCACCCGAATATGGGTCAATTAAACCTTCTCAGAAGCAACAACTTCTTGAGAGCAACTATTTGGATTTTACAAATGGAACTAATGATTTTGCACAACAGTATCTTCCTGAAATTTACGAAGCTGAGGTAGAGCGTTACGGAAACCGTACACTTTCTGGATTCTTACGTATGGTTGGTGCTGAAATGCCAATGACATCTGATCAGGTCGTTTGGTCAGAACAAAATAGATTGCATATTGCATATAATGATGTAACTAAAGCAACTGAAACTACTTTAACTTTTGCACTAAACGCAACAGCTGGACCTAGTTATGTAGCTAACGTTATTTCTAAAAACCAAACATTAGTAGTAGTTGATCCTGCAACTGGGCAAGATCTTAAAGTTTTTGTAACAAATAGTGTAAACACTTCTTCTACTCTAGCTACTATTACAGTTAAGCCTTATACAGCAGCTGATATGACTGCTCTTTCTGCAACAGCAGGAGCACTTAAAATCTTTGTATATGGTTCTGAATACAAAAAAGGAACAACTGATTCTGATATTAAATCTGTAACTCCTTCTTTTACTCAGTATAGTAATTCACCTATTATCATCAAAGAAAAGTATTCTATCTCTGGATCTGATACTGCTCAAATTGGATGGGTTGAAGTTGCTACCGAAGCTGGAGCATCTGGATATTTATGGTATCTAAAAGCTGAATCTGAAACTCGTTTACGTTTTGAAGATTATCTTGAAATGTCTGTAGTTGAAGGTGAATTAGTTTCTGGCGGGTCTACACTTGGTGCAGATGGTTACAAAGGAACTGAAGGTCTTTTTGCTGCTATCCAATCAAGAGGTAACGTTATTAATAACTTTACTGCTGTTGGTGGTCTTGGATCATTTGATAATATCCTTAAAAATTTAGATACTCAAGGAGCTATTGAAGAAAACATGCTTTTCTTAAATCGCCAAACGTCTCTTGATTTTGATGATATGCTAGCTGGTCTTTCTGCTGGAGCAAATGGAGGTACTGCTTATGGATTGTTTGAAAACTCTGAAGAGATGGCATTGAATCTTGGATTCACTGGTTTCCGTAGAGGATCATATGATTTCTATAAGACTGACTGGAAATACTTAAATGATGCTTCTACTCGTGGTGCTACTAATGGTGCTGGTGAAGTAGGATCTGGTATTGATGGTGTACTTGTACCTGCTGGTACTTCAACTGTATACGATCAAATTCTTGGA